TAAGCAGATGCTTTTAGAGCAAATGGTGGCCCTGTTTCTGCTGGTGGTGCTTTTGTAGTTGGCGAGAAAGGTCCAGAATTATTACAGATGGGTTCAAGAGGTGGCAATATTATTCCAAATAACCAGTTAGGAGGTGGTACAACTAATATTGTTAATGTTTCCGTTGATGCGTCTGGTAGTTCTGTGTCAGGTAATAATCAAGATGCACAGGCACTAGGTAATGTTATAGGTGCTGCTATTCGTGCAGAACTTATTAAAGAAAAACGTGCAGGGGGTTTATTAAGTAGGTAATGGCAACTTTTCCATCAATACAGCCAACATATTCTGGCTTTAGAAAAACAAGCTCACCAAAGGTTAGGACAACAGCTTTAGGTGATGGGTATCAGTTCAGAGCTTTATTTGGCTTGCCTTTAACACAAGACCCTAAAGTATATGATCTTACTTTTGTAGTGTCTGAAGAGCAATCAGATATTATTGAAGCCTTTTTAAGAAGCAGGGTCAACGATCAGGCAAGCTTTGATTTTACTCCACCAGCCGAAGGGTTTACAAAAACAGGAACATATTCACAGTCAGGAACAACAGTTACAGTAACAATTTCCAATCATGGACTTGCTATTGGTGATGTCGTAACTATTGACTACACATCTGGCTCTGCTGTTGATGGTTCTTTTGCAATAGTTACAACGGCTGATGATAATACTTTCACTGTTACGGCTGCCGCAAGTGCCACAAACTCAGGAAATGTTTCTGTGACTTTATCTGGTGCTGGTAAATTTATTTGTAAATCTTGGTCAAAACAAATTCCATATAACAACAGGTCTATAATTACAACAACATTTGAGGAGGTATTTGAACCATAAATGGCAATCCCTACCGCAGAACTTCAATCTTTATCTAATAAATCAATTATAGAGTTGTATTCAATAACTCTTGTTTCTGCATTGCATGGTTCAACAAATGTAAGTCGCTTCCATTCTGGTGTAGGCATGAACAGCAACGCTTCAATAATATGGCAGGGCAACACATATGATAAGTTCCCAGTTATTGCTGAAGGGTTTGAATACACAGGAAAAGGAACGCTGCCAAGACCTACTCTGACAGTCTCAAATATTCTTGGAACTATTACAACACTAATGGCAGGTGCAAACGCTACAACACCATTTAATGACTTACAGGGAGCAAAATTTATAAGACATAGAACAATGGCTCAGTTTTTAGATGCTGCGAACTTCCCATCAAATCAAAATCCCTTTGGCACTCCATCAAGTACAACAGAATTACCACAGGAGATATATTTTATTGATAGAAAAGTTGTAGAAAATAGAGAAATAGTACAATTTGAGTTGGCTAGTGTTCTTGATTTAAATAATATTCGCTGCCCTAAATTACAGGTGACTAGAAAAGATTTTCCCTCTGTTGGTACTTTTGTAAACGCATGAACTGGAAAGAGCAAGCTGCTATACACGCTGATAAACAAGCTCCTAAGGAGTCTTGCGGCTTGTTGGCTATTATCAAAGGCAAAGAAACTTTTTGGCCTTGTGAAAACCTTTCAGAGTCACCAGATGAGTTTTTTGTCATAGATCCAGATAATTGGGCAGACTGTGAAGATGAAGGAGAACTTATTGGAATAATTCATTCACACCCTTATGGTTCTGCTTTACCATCTGAAGCGGATAAAGCATCTTGTGAGCATCTTGGTTTACCTTTTTATATTTATAGTGTTGAGCAAAAAAATTGGATAGATTTTGAGCCATCAGGTTATACATCTGGTTTATATGGTCGCACTTGGATTTGGGGTAAGCATGATTGTTGGAGTTTAATTACTGATTATTTTTTAGACAAAAAACAAATAAATTTAAAATTTTGGGAGAGACCAAAAAGTATAAAAACTTTCTGCGAAAATCCATATTTTGAAAAAGTTTTAACTGGTTCTGGTTTTAAACAAGTTTCCAAAGATAATATTATTAATGATGATGTTTTGTTAATGCAAGGGCCAGATGAAAAGTTAAATCATGTTGCCTTATATATTGGCGATCAAACAATATTGCATCACAACATTAGACAGTTGAGTTGTAGAGAATTATATGATTTAAGATATATAGAGGCCACAAAAAAGGTTTATAGATATGAAGCTTAAAAAAATAAAAGTTTATGGCAGATTAAGAAAGTTTTTAGGGCAGTCATATTTTGAAGCGGCTGTTAATAGTCCAAAACAGGCATTTCATTTTTTAATTGCAAACTTTCCAGAGTTAGAAAATCATATGATGAATCAGTTATATAAGATAAAAATGGGCGGTATGGATATTACAGATGATTTATTAAATTTACAAAGTGATGAAGATATACAAATTATTCCTATTGCCATAGGTGCAAAAGGTGTTGCTCTTGGTGCTTTAGGAGTTTTTGGTGGGGCTGCTGCAACTGCGGCTGGAGTAGCTGGAACTGGTTTTTTAGGAACTGCTGTACTTGGAACTACTATTGGAGGGATTATTGGAGGTGGCTTAACAGCTATCGGTACAAGTTTGTTAGTTAACGAAGCTACAAAATTACTTACACCAACACCAGATATACCTACTGCTGTTGTTACTGATACTTTTTCACAGAATGATCCTACTTTTCAATCTTTTGGTTTTGGGTCAATTTCTAACGTATCTCAGGCTGGCGTTCCGATCCCAATAATATATGGAGAAGTTTTTACAGGTTCAGTTGTAATTAGTTCTGGTATTGATACTGTGCAAGTGGAGGGAACAACTTAATGTCAATAAGAGGAAGACGATCTGCTTTTAATAGAAATAAGTTAGAAGAAGCTGGGGTTGTACAGCCGAATCTACCTAAAGATGCCCTTCAATCAAAACAATTTCAAACGCTGATTGAATTACTAGGGTCAGGAGAGATAGAGGGGTTTCCAAGTGCTACAGGTAGTAAGGGGTCGACTGAATACAACACTTCAGCATTAAAAGATGTATTTCTTAATTCTACACAGGTTTTACAACAATCAGCAGGCACAAATCCTAATGATGAAGACTTTAACTTTCAGAATATTACTTTTGAGCCTAGATTTGGTACTTCAAATCAAACAGCTCTTGCTGGTATATCAGAAACAGAATCAGAAACTAGCGTTGGTGTAATAGTTACAAAAGATACGCCTGTTTCAAGACAGATAACAAACACAAATATTGATGCTGTAAGAGTTACGCTTGCTTTTCCGTCAATGCAAAAATTTGAAGATAACGGAGATATTAATGGAGCTTCAGTTATTTTAAATATTCAAACTATTGAAAATGATGGCACAACAAAAACTGTTATATCTGACACTGTAAAAGGAAGAACAGCAAGCACATATTTTCGAGATTATAAAATTAATCTTCCATCTGGTACTAGCTTTCCTGTCACTATCAGAGTAAATAGAACTACAGCAGACAGCACAGAACCAACTTTACAAAATAGTTTTCAGTGGTCATCTTTTACAGAAATAATTAACGAATCAAGAGCCTATGCAAATTTTGCTCATGTAGCTTTACGTTTTGATGCTGAATCTTTTCCTAATCAGCCCAGACGTATGTTCAGAATTAGGGGAACAAAGATCAAGATACCGCATAATGGAACTGTTAGGGCTGATGGATCTATTAGTTATAGCGGTACATTTAACGGAACTTTTAAAACAGATAAAGAATACTCAAATGACCCAGCTTGGATTCTATATGACTTGCTTACAACGTCAAAAGGTTTTGGAGATCATATTGCAGAATCATCATTAGATGTTTTTAGCTTTTTCTCTGCTAGTCAATATGCAAGTGAGCAAGTAGATGATGGGGCTGGTGGTACGGAGGCCAGATTTTCTTGTAATGTAGTTCTTAATTCTCAAAGGGCTGCATACGATACTATTAACAATCTTGCCTCTGTTATGAGGGCAATGCCTTTTTATTCAGCAGGGGCAGTGAATATAAGCTGTGATAAACCTACAGATGCAAGTTATATTTACAATCTAAGTAATGTTTCTGAAGCTGGATTTGCATATTCTAGTGCTAGTAAAGACACAAAATTTACTGTTGTTAATGTTTCTTACTTTGATATGGAAACAGCCGAGATAGATTATGAGACTGTAGAAGATACAGCATTACAGGCAAAATATGGCATAGTAACAAAAAACTTAAATGGCTTTGCCTGTACATCAAGAGGTCAAGCGGCAAGGCTTGGACGCTGGTTTTTATATACACAAAACAATGAAGCAGAAACAGTTACATTTACCGCATCATTAGAAAGTGGAACAATAGTCAGGGTTGGAACTATAATCAATATTGCAGACCCTATGAGGGCAGGGGT